GGCGGCAGCAGATGCGGCTGCTTCACTTACAGCGAATGCTTCAGCGGCGGCGATAGCCTCAGCAGCGGCGGTGGCCTCGGCAGCAGTCAGGGCGGCAGTGCCCTCAGCGGCAAGGATTGGTTCTGTTCCGCTCATCCCATCAGCCCCCCAACTATCGCGCCAACGGCAGGGTTGTATCCCAGACCCTGTGCTAGTGCAGCACCACCCATGCCACCGGCCAACGGGTTGCGGTAGGTTGGGGCAACCTGTATTCCACCCATCGGAGACCCGTAGGCGGCAGACAGGTATTGCTGGAGCTGTGCGGCAGGTAGGTTCTGCATGAAGTTGTAGCGGGCGATGTCTGCGTCAATCTCCTGCTGAGCGTACTGCTCGCCCATCTGACCAACCTTAGCCAAACGCTCGATATCCGCATAATCAGCCTCAGCCAACCCTGGAGCAGCGCCAATCATCGCCTGCTGGCGGGCACGTTCTTGGGCATAGTTCTCGTATGCGAGTTTACCCGCAACATCAGTCAGGGCTTGCGAGAATTGACCAGTTGCTCGGTCTTGTAATTGGCCCATCGCCCCAGATCCGTAGCGCCCAGCTTTGGAGGCCTGAGACCCTACTTGCTGCATTGCATCAAAAAACGACTGCTGTGCGGCTCGAGCGGCAGGTTGGAATGCTCCTTCAAAGAAAGGGTTTCCACTTAGATAGCCACCAGATACGGTATTCAGTGCCTGCTGTTGTGCTGCGCCGGTCAGTGGAGACCCCATCATTGCGCGGGTCTGTGCCGCCTGCATCGCCTGCTGGGTCTGCTGAGATGGCCCGGCATACGTCTGACCAGGGTAGTACTCTGGGCGTTGAGTCTGATATATGCGCTGTGCCTCCTGTAGCCCATATTCAACGTATGGCCTGACCATCGGGTCAAGTTCAGTCCTAGTTACAGTATTAGATCCACCGCCGCTCATATAACCTCCATAGCCCACTTACGGGGCTTAAAACCTAACTTTCGGGCCTGCCTGTCCCAACCAGGACGCCAGGAGTCAAATGTCACGACACTTGCCCCGCCCTGCTTGGCGATCTGCTTGAGATGCTGCAAGCCAGCGGGGATATGTCCATGCTCGATGAAGTGGACGCACCACACATGGAGCGTGGTTCCCTTGGGTTGCAGCACCGCAAACCCGACTGGCCTTGCATCCACCTGGGCGATCCAGAGCATCGATTTCTGGTTCCAGCAGTCTGCATACACATCCTCTGGAATCCACTGCTCAGGGCTTTTCTTGAGGATTTCAAGCAGCCCAGGACGGACGAATCCCCACCATTCTCTCAGACTTTCTGGTTGAATGAAAGAGGGTTTCATCCGATTACTACATATTTATAGGTCTTATTGGCCGTGCTATTTGCAAAGTGCGTCAGTACGGCACTGCCGTAATCCTGTGAGCTGGCATATACCCCGTAATCCCCGGCTGCGTTTGTGCCGTTAGAAGACACAAAATTGACCGTCACAATCGCCGACGGAGTGGCCGGTCTCGTCGGGGTGGTCTGGGCAGGTATCTGCTCAATCCGCACGTTTGTTGATGTGGTTCTCCAGTAGATCTCCACATAATCGTTGGCATTCAACTCAACCCAAAAGTTCAGCGCAGCAATCAGGTGGCCGTCAGTCCCGCCGTGGGAGTTTGGGATTGAGTACCGGCTATTAGATCCGGCGATGTTTGTGCCGTTCTTGGAGAACCAGATGTCTACATCCTGGATCTGTGTGTCTGTGCTTGCATACTGGATGCTGAACTGGACGTTATATATCCCGTAGCTCTTTACCGTAATCCTGGAGTTGCTCGCAACCGAGACCCCATTGGAGAAGTCTGTTGTATTGAATGTGACAGCATATGCAGCCGTAGTGGATGCCGCTGCCTGGTCTGTTGTATCTTGGAATGCCCCGTAGGGAGTCGAGTCAGTAAATGCCGCGCTCGAGGCTGGCAGGATCAAAATGATCGACTCGGGGCTGATATTCGGGTCGTAGAGGGTCGTAGTGGTTGCATCTCCTGTGGCAAGAGTCACCTCACCCACATTGTTGGACTTACCCCGAATAAGGTTATTGACAACCTCTGCAACGACACGTGGGTCTGATCCATATGGAGGTAACCCTCGAAACATCAGCGTCTCCCGCGAGGCACTATGTCCACATCAACAGCGGCGGCAGTCATCCAATCAGACCCGGTTGGAACAACGCGCAGCCTGTGGTATCTACCAGAGCTTCTCAAAGACACTCTATTGTCCGAGTCTGGAGATGATGCAGCCCCAAAAGATAGTTGGTCTTCCAACAAATCCCTGGATGCAACGGCAACAGTGGCAGAACCATTATCTACCTGTGGGCGAGCCAACTTAACCACACTCTGCTGTCCCCCACCAATGTCACCAGTCTCAATTAGGCCTGACAGGTTATCGCCCGTAAATGAAACAATCTTGTCATCCTGAGCACCACCAAACAGCAACCTACCCCCGGCCCACTGGCGAGAATCTAGGCTCACATCAAGAGCATCAATAGACGTGGAATAGGTGTCTAGTCCCTCAAGCGTCACCCCAGCAGTCGCCATTGAAGCCACATAGTCTGCCGTTGTCGTGCCGTAGCTCCACCGCTGGATCTGCCAGTTGTACATCAGCAGACTCATACCAGCGTTGGTGTTTGGGTAGCACCACAGAACAATCTTCTTGAGTGGGTCAATCGCAGACGAGATCTGCGTCACCAGCGCCGGGCTGACGTCTTCCCAAAACCAGCGGTCTACCTTTTCAACGCCGATTGGTGTAACGGTTTGTCCGTTGCACATATAGAACCCGTCATCGCTCAGGAAGAACGTCAGCGGGCCATATTGTGCAATGCTCCCAGGCTCGTAGCAACCAAGAGTTGAGGAGATTGTGTCGAATTGGAAGAACAAAGGTGCGCCGATATAACTCATCCGCACAATGCTCTGCTCGCACAGAATCAACCCATACTCGCCACCAGTAATGCCTTGAATGTCTCCACCATCAGGGATATCTTGATAGTCAGACTGGCTTGCAGGGCCTGATGTCCAGTTCGTCTCATCGTTGATGTCAGACCAGTAAACCCTATTGGGGTTTGATGTGGTTCTTGCCGCCACAACAAAGTCCCGAACAACATTGACAAATCTAGCGGTTGGCGCAGCAGCGGCAAGATCAGCAAATGCGGTGGAACTTCCAAGAGTCCACGCCTGTAGCTTCTCCGCACCATTGCCAGCAATCACCACATTTCCAAATTGTGTCCAATTCCACGGGTTTGACCCAGTGTATCCACCAGTCTTGCTCACATTATCAAGTGAGCGATCCGTGCCATCAAATTTGAAGAGCTTAGTGTTGCCGCCAGCAAACACGGTTGTGGAGGTTGAGTACTTTCCAGAGAACACACTGTTAAGGTTCTCCGTCGCTGCAAGTGAGTACTCAGCCACGCCAGGAAGAGGCCCGTATCCATTGACCTGCGGGACAACATTTCTGGCCTCTTGCAATGTGCCAGATATGCCTGGGTGGTCTGGTAACCACTCCCCAAACGAAATACGGCTCTCTGCCATGTTGCTTCCTTAGAACCAGACTCTTTCCGGGGAACTCGGAGCCACAGAATACGCATTCAGCTCTGGAGCTTCAGCGGTATGGCGCACATTAACGTGCCAGCCTGGAACCGGGGCCATCTCTGGCGCATCACCATCGTCTGTGGTGAGCATCTTGCCCGTAGGCTTGTAGATCACTCCAATCACATCAATGGCTGCGTAGCGCGGGCGACGGTCATCACCCTCGAACAGCACAGCATCTGCTGCCGATTCGGTTGTGAACTTCAGATGGTAGTCGTGATACATGACTGCTTCCTATGCGGTGATGGTTTGCAACTGTGAATCGGACAAACGGCTTGGGTAGTAGGTGACACGGCGAAACCAAATATTTGAAGTAGCCGTTAAACTTGCGCCAAATTTTAAGTTTGTCAAACCAACGGGCATAGTAGCTGAAGAGTCTACTGACCCCGCTGTACCGTTGACTGCTGCCTGTAAATCGTTGGCTTTTACAGCAAACGCTGTTTTGTAGGTTGTATTAGCCGCATATGTGGTCGCTGGAGTTGTAACAGACCCATCAGCTGTTCCTCCAGATACGGTCAACATTTGGATTGTGTTAGCACTTCCTGCTGAATTGATAATACGGTTACTTGTCGTACCATCATCAAACTGAACCCATACTTGCCCAGTTGCAGATTTCACACCCTCTAGTACAAACTCCGCAAACAACGTCCCCTCAGTCGCATTAAACCAAGGACTCAGCGTATTTACTGAAGCGACATCTGCTGATCTGGTGACGGCTGTGGTAGTGGTTGGGATGTAGCTGGTGGGGAAGGCTCCAACTTCAAATTGTGCGCCCCAGATGTACAGGCCAGTGCCCGAACCTGCTGTATAGTCC